TGCCAAGTCTGACCCAATCGTTGCGGATCATCAACATCTTCTTTGGCTCATGGAGTCCCCCGGCTGGGTGGTACATGGGGAATACTGTGCCCCAGCTAGTCTCTAGGGGGATGCCATGCTGTAGCTCAAGGTTAATGCCGGGGTCTATAGCATAGCAGGCTAGTACTCCCATAGGTACTATGAGTACCGGGTGACAGTGTTCAAATCCAGCAAGGACTCCATGAGAGCTGCATGAAATGAGGAGTTCTCTGTCGGCGTCCCTATGAATATCCAATCTACCTTGTGGTCTATCAGGAAGGCACCTGATGGAATTATCAAAATGGCAGGACTCCCGCCGAAGGTTTGCAAGTGGCAGGTAATGTCTATTGACTTCTTCTCCAGTCTTACCGACGAACGGTTGTCCCAACCTATCTTCATCCTTACCAGGAGCCTCACCAATGAATAGAACATCGCTATCCTCCAGGCCGCTTGGCAGCACCACATTATGTTTCGCGGGGCATAGGGCGCACCTATTCACAGTTTATCCATATGCAGATCATACTAGGGAATGGTGCTGGGTTAGTGTGCCCCCCGAATTTGAGCCTGCCTTTGATGAACCTTATCTCCGCCTTGTCTAATATGAATCCATGAAACCATGCCGTATCCGTCCTAGCAGGTAGTAGCCCTACAGCTAGAGCAGCCCCACCTTTAGCGCACTTCCTTACCCACATACCAATATCTCTTCCATAGGGTGGATTGCAGAACACTCTTTCCCCCCACCATCTTTGGGCTAGACCATCCTGTTCCTTAGTATAGTACTTATCACAGGTAGCATTAGCCGGGGAGGCGCATGGATCAAGCGTGAAGTGAAACTCCTCATCTAACTGGTCAAACAACCATTGAGGTGTACTCCAATCTACAGACTCACTAGAAAAGTGAATATCATCCATTATTCTGTCTCATGTATCTGTTTGACTACTGAACGTGCTAACTTAGCCCCCACCCCATCAATCTTAATCCAGTCTGACTCATCTGAGGATGCCAGCTCATATGGAGTCCTGAATAACTTCTCCGCTTCCATTCCATGCTTCACGCCTATCCCATCCAACTCTGATGCCCACCTTCTCACCAGTGATGGCCTACCATTGAGTGATGGCATGTTGAGCTTCTGTGTTTCGAGTAAACTGGTATGATCCTCCCATCGTTTCTGGAAGTACTGATAGCATTCTAGGATATTGAATGCTGTGTGCTCCATGTCCCGTGTAATGATTACACCTGTCCCGGCTACCTGTAGCGTCAAAAGGAACCTGAACAGCTTAGAGTAACGGGTCATCTGAGTCCGATACCTAAAGGGACGCCATTCAAGGGTGCGGATGCACTCCATTAAGTATCCCGTGGTTGAATCCGGTTTCCATATCCCTTCAACCATGACGATGCTGTACCCATACATGGCCTTCATACCGGGCCGTTGGTGGGCGGCATAGCGTGCATCATCTATACAGTTGAGTATGTCACTGAGGCTCTTACGTTCAATCCCCACACATATCCCCCCTTGAGGACCATGCCCCTCAAAGCACGCATCCCCATACTCAAGGGTAGTCTTCTCAATCTTCACGTTCATTGAGATACGCTCAAGGTAGGGGATTAGTTCCTTAGAGCCTGTACGTGAGTCAACGAGTATCATGGCAGTTCTCTCTCCAATAAAGCATAGTGAACCATACATTCCGCACAAGGTATTATCCCTGGCTTAGTCTTATCAAAAGTTGGATCATAGACCGTTTCAGTCTCATCAATGACTGCTACAACCCTAAAGCCGACAGAGGATAAACTATTTAACTCACTTAAGTCTCCCACATCTATAGCAAGCCGGATGTACTCGTACTTCAAGGTAGTCTCCTATCTGGGCTACACACAACACAAGAACGGTAGTGATAGACAGACAACTTAGTTATCTGCCCATCCTTAATCTCTTCCGAGAAGTGTAGGGCATGGCCCTTGTGCCGCAGCTCTGTGTACATCTCCCGTAGCAGTACAACCTTGTCACGGTCCCTTGTCTCTATGTACCCGTATTTCATCAAGTCATCCAGCATAGCCCCACTCCTTTAGCGGTATGTGCGGCCAAATTGTCTGAACCACTCCAGCAAAGCAGCAATCCGCGCCCCATAGCTCTAGCCCTTGCAGGGTAGTATCACTCTTGCATCTCATAATCATCACCCCAAACTGATTGGTGTCTGGATTATGTAGGTGTCTCAGTTGTAGCTGATAGAGGTAGTCTTGGTCTGCAAACCCTTGGCGTTTGGCCTTGCCAGTCTTGAGCTGTACCTCTTTCTGATTCTTGTCTAGCTTGGACTCATACTCATCCTTGAGCTTGTTAGTGCTAATCACTATCTTCCCTGAGTCGAAGGCGCGAGCTATCATAGCCCGCCTAGCAGCATTGACCGCGGTATACCGGATGGCGGGTATCTGCTCCAACTTGCCAAACTCAGCTAACCTCTGTAGCTCCCATGAGTCTGAGTCCCCGTCTAGTACCACTGTGCGGCAATCCGGGTTAGCCAAAGCCTTCTTATACTCCACATAGAAGGCTCGCCAATACTCCAGATACTCAGGCTGTGCCGCTTGGGTAGCCAAGGGTATTTGGATGACCTTAAAGGCGAAGTCATCACGGCGGGTCTTAGGTGGGGTAGGGTTATCGAACACTCCATCAAACCCACGATCCAAGCAGATGACTATACCGGGTCCAGGGGCAGATAGGGCAAACTCAGTCTTGCCAGTGTTTGACCATCCATCGGTCCCGATGAGGATGTGGCGTTGCTTACTCCTCACTTGGGAGATGTGCTGGAAGCCATCCCTTGCGAAACTCGCGGGTAGAGTCATTGGCTGGGTCCTTCTGTAACCTTAGAGATAATATAGTCTATTGAGGATATGGCTATCAGTGCGTGCTTTATGGCCTCAACAGTCACATCATCTCCCCACCCGGACCTGACTCCCTCAAGTGTTAGAAGGTAGGAATATTCTTTGTATATATCCTCAAGCCTCCGATCCTGTTCAGTAATCCATTGCTCAGTTGGTCTGGTGTGCCTAATACGGACCATATCCTGAGCACTAATCAAGTCTGTGAGGTACATCATTCCCTCCAATCCCGGTACTCTGTTAGCATCTCCCAGTTATCATCAATCTCTTTCTGGGTAAACTCGATAGGCCATTCCCTTACTATCGGCCTTATGGGGAACTTATAGTCCCCGCACAGAAACAGGACATGCATAGTGGCATACCTAGTCCCGAATCCTTTACAGTAGGCTTTGATCTGGGTGAGCCACAACCACTGTTTGGTCATGTCCCCTACAGTCTTGATGCTCTTGTAGGTGGCTTTCACCTCATGGATACGTGTAATCATTACACGCGAGGAGGCTAGCCAATCTCTGGAAATACCTACTCCATCTGGGTTCATGTAGATTCTATCCACACATCTCTCCCCAGGATGCTTCTTAATCTCTCTTATCCCTAGAAACTTCAGGTAGTACTCCTCCCAAGCTAATCCTATAGATATACGAACGAGAGCTACAGGGTCAGTAATCTCTCGTATGTCTGCTATGGAGGGTTCCTTAATATCCTCAGCATCCTCAGCCTTGAGTATCCCAGTCTGCTTGGCTATGGCCCTGATAATCCCACTGACATGGATACCCACAGCCCTGGGAGTGGTGGAGGGTATAAGTGAGAGTTTAACATCTTTGGACGTAACTATCATTATACCCTCCCTTCCTCTTTACGCTGGCACTACTTGCGGCCCTGCGACCTTGTAGCCCAGGGAGTTGAGGATTGAGTTGAGTGAGTCATCGGATGAGAAGTAAGTGTTAATCACCTTCTGTGCTACTTCCTGTCCAGACGTGGTGCTCACGGACTTGAAGGTACTGGTACGGAGGATGAGCTTCCCCACACCCTTGGCATACTGGGGCAGCTCCAACACGGAAGAGATACCCGTGATAGCGGCAGTCTCAGTGTCCTCCGCTACGGCAGGGGCAGCCGGGGTAGTAGCAGTCGCACCACGCGAGGTTGCGGGCCGAGTGGCCGCAGCGGGGGCAGCGGTCTGCCCAGTACCATGCGGGACCTTCCCGTTGGGCTTTGGGGCCGCTTCAGTGATACCACCAGTCCCTTCCCACGGCTTGCCGTCATCCTTAATCTCAGTGACAACGGCAATAGTCCCCGGTGCCTGTATCTCCGATGCTTCCCCTGTCTTGG